TATTTGGTTGTCTCCACCTGTTAAAGTAAAGAAATTAGGAGTTGTACAGAAAATTATCATGAGTATATACGACGACGACGGTGGCATCACTAAAGGCTTGATAGATGGAGAACTGACTTCAAGAAGTTACATCACACCAAACAATTTTGGGTTGTTAGTGACTGGAAATCAATTGAGATTGCTAGGAACAACAGGAGTAAGTGTAAAATCAGGAGGCGATGGGTTTCATTCAGGTGCTAACGAACCAAACAACTTTGATCCTTTTGAAACGTTTGGCCCTGCAGTCAACTGGAAAGTTCTACTAGATCAATATGGCAAGGTTACTAACGGGACCTCACAGATAAGATTGACACAGCCTAATGGCAATGAAATAGTTGGCACTATTGCCACTACTAGTTTAGATGACACAATATTATTGTACACCATTGACGATGACACCATCCCGAATAACACACTGACCGCAGTAAAAAAAATAATAAATCCAGCAACTTTCGATCCAGGCATACCAACGGATGGAGATAGATATCTCATCATTAACGATGTGGGAGACAGCACCGCTAGTTTTACCAGTTCTACCTGGGGTGCTCTTATAGCCAATGTCGGAGACATCATAGAATACAGTTCGGCACAGAGCAAATATTTGAAAGTTTTTGACGCATCAAATCCAGATTCCACGCAACACTATGTTACCAATTCGAACACTGGAATACAGTACAGATTCAACGGCACAGAATGGGTCAAGTCTTACGAGGGCATATACACACAAGGCAATTGGAGCATTGTGTTAGACGGCGGATTTGTAGCAAATGATGATGCTTCCGGACAAGATGCAACTACGCCTTGATAATTGCATAAATTTTTGTTATAATAAAGCATGAAAGAAAATATAATTTGTTCAGGTGCCTTGTTCTATTCTACCAGCACGAAACGTTTTTTGTTCCTACAAAGGACTGACAAAAAGACTCAAGGTATGTGGGGACTTGTTGGAGGCCAAGCAAAGTATTCTGAAAGTGCCTTTGAAGGACTGAAAAGAGAGATAGAAGAAGAAATAGGTAAGCCACCTAAATTTAAAAAAGTAATTCCGTTGGAGATGTTCACCTCAAATGATTCAAAATTTTACTTTCACACATATGTTATAGCAGTTGAATCTGAATTCATACCCAACCTCAATGGAGAACATTCTGGATATTGTTGGACTGCTTTTGAATGTTGGCCGAAAAATCTACATCTAGGACTTAAGAACACACTCAACAACAAGGCAATCAAGGGTAAACTGCAAACTATCTTAGATCTTATCACCTAAAAAAAAAGGCGACCCTAAAGCCGCCTTTTGTTTCTACTAAAAAGTATGAATATTTATTAGTTGTTTGTTCTCACTGCACAATTTACCAATTTGATTCCTGCGTCAGTTGAACTTTCTAATGCTCTACCGATCACATGGAATGGTGAAATTGTTTCGCCTGTAGCGGCCGCTCTTGCACAACCTTTTACTGATGAACTAACTAATCTTTGACCTTTAGTCACTTCACCTGTTACTCTGACCGGTGTTCTTCCTGTCATTGCAACGAAAGGATGTGAATCACTGTTACCTGCCGCGGCGTTCATGGCATATGCTGGTTGATCAGAAATTACACCAAAAACGTTGTCAGATAATTCTGATGTTGTTTCCGTGATCTCTGCTGATCCACCTACTTCTACCACTGCACCTGTTGCCATAGGAGCGTCTGCTTCGAAACGCTCGGCAACGTCCGCGTACTGGGCCGATGTTGCTAGGGCGTGTACTACATTGGCCCTAATGTCCACTAGGCTGGCTGTGCCTGATGGTCCTTCTGTGGCTCCTTCTGCTCTTCTAAAAGCAGTAAAGGCACCACCCGAATTACCGTGGATAGTTGTTCCATCATCTGCAAACGATTCATCCCATGCCCAAAGTAATGGCATTTCAGTTGCTGTTGAACCTTCACCTCTGTTTATCTGTAAACCTGAAACAGTAGGCATACCTGAGTTTGCCGATACGTTTCTGTTCACTTCAATTAAGGCATCCTCTACAGATAGTGTTGTAGTGTTAATGATTGTTTCAGTACCGTCAACTGTTAAGTTTCCGTGTATCCTTACACCATCATCGGTAACTGTCACTTCAGTGTTTCCACCGATCGTTGTCACAGCCGCCGTACCACTTACTGTGATGTTTGTTGTTCCAGATGCTATTGATGTTGTTGAAATAGTAGCAATTTGGTCGTCTACATATTTCTTGTTTGAGAACTGACCGTCAGCATTTGGTGCCGCTGTCGCTCCTCCTGTAATGGTGTTAGCATTCGCTGATATTGTAATATCACCTACTTCTAATCCATTATTAACTCTAAAGTTACGTGTTGTCATGGTTCCATATCTCCCGCATGATTGTTATTAATGTACTGTATTTATTAACTTGCGTGTAGTTTGATCATGTACGCACTTACTGTCGTGCTACTACCACTAGTGGATGCAATTTTGATGGAACCTTGCAGTTCTGTGTCATCTTTGAATTCTGTTGTCACTGCCAATTGGTTAGTGCCTTTTGTGCTGATAAACCCAACGTTTGTGTGTGTTATGTCATTCGATCCAATTGCCACCATTATCTCATTAATGGCATAATGTCCTTCAGTTGCATTTTTACTGACTAGGTAATACACTGCACCGTTGGTTGTTTTTTCTTCTAATGTGTCAAATTCTGTCGCCGCTGATGTGATTGTGACAGGTGCGATTGTTTCTATGTTAGCAAAACCTGAAGCGTCTGCTGTCATTGTGTCTTTCAACATTATGGCATGTACTGAGATTCTAAGGTTAGGTTCTAAACCTGCGGCAGATACAACCACGTTGCTTCCATCTATTGCCGCCGTCAGTGTTGCTAAATCGTTGTCACCTGTGTTTATAACGTTACCTTGAGAAACGAAAGCATTAGTACCATCGTGTACTACAAATGCTTCGAAAGACGAGACTTCAGTTTTAGATGAATTGTTGACAGATACAAAAAGTTTTGCACCCCTGAAAGTTGCATGGGCAAATGACACCAATGATTCAGATGCTGAATCAACATCTGCATTAATTGTGGTGATTATGTTACCTGTTGTGCCTGCCGCACTGTTGTCACCAAGGCCAAATTTATAGAAAGACACATTGGCGCCTAGTGCATTTTGACTGGCCGCTTTCAATCTTATGATATTGTTTGAACTCTCGTAAGTGTATGTGTTCATAGACCCGGTACCTGCTTGAACACCACCATTGGCAACAAATGGGCCTGTGTCGTTATGGTTCAAACTTAATTTCTCTATGTTTACTGTGTCGAGATGATGATCATTAGTTACGATGTAATACAGGACGCTATCTTGCCAAGTTTCGTTGAAGGCATCTATGGTTCTTGCTGTTGATGTGATACGTTTGTTACTGACAACAATGGCCCCTGTGTCGTCACTTGGAGACAAGTCGCCGACAGCACCAAATGAAAGTGTGCCAGAACCATCTGTGATCAACGCTTGTCCGTCGTCGCCATCTGCCGTTGGAAGGTTGAATGCTGTGCCTCCAGATGTTATTACAAGTTTACTTCCATCGGACTCGATTTTCTCATTGGCATCTGTGAAATGTAAACCAACGTTTGTTGGAATTATTACGTCCGTGGTCGCTGTTAATTTTATATTGTTTCCTGTGATTGTTAAGTCTGTACCATCACCCTCGATCTTCTCAGCATCATTACCAAAAGTTAATCCAATATCTGCTGGTATGTTGATATCAGCACCTGCTGTGAGGTTTATGTCTCCTGTGCCCTGTGGTGCAATCGTGATGTCTGCGTTCGATCCATTAGATGTAAAGTCATTTGCTGTGACCGAAGTCGCCGTCATTGCTCCGCCAACTGTCACACTCGAATTGAATGTTGCGGCACCTGCCTCACTCATATCAAGAGTTAAAGCATTCACAAATCCTCCACCATCATTACCTCTAAACACTATATCACCATCTGATACACTAGAAATTACTCTTAAATCGTTACCATTTTTAGCAAGTGCTCCAAATTGTGTTCCATCATCTTTTAGATTAATAGAACTACCACCAGCATCTATATTAATATTTCCTGCACTATCAAGTGTTGTTACGCCACTGGAAGATATTGTTAAATCAGTTCCATCACCTTCGATCTTCTCACCATCATCACCAAATGTTAATCCGATGTTTGCTGGTAAGTTTACATCTGCACCTGCAGTCAAATTGATGTCACCTGTACCTGTTGGATCTATT